ACCAGTTCTACCACAATTTTAGGTGATAGTTCTGATTTGTTTGCTTTGATTCTGAACACTAATGCATCAGCATCAGCACACATCATACCAGAGTATAAAAGTAATTCAATCATGGGATGAACGCTCCGTTCCGCGACTTACTTGCGTCCCCTAGGGGATGAACGACAGGTCTATTATAGACCTCATGCCTTATTTAGTCAAGTGCCTTTGTATAATGTGTTACACAAACATTCCTTTCTGGTTCATGAAGTTCATGGTCTCTTTCAAAGTACCTCTGAACATACCGATAGAGATCATGGGATACTCTACCTCATCACCAAACTCATCTCTGAATTGTCCCTCAGTAAAGTGCTTGCCTTTTTCGTATACAACAACCTCGTCAAGATGAACTGATTTCAAAAGAGAGGCTGCTCTCTCACACTCTTGACTGCCGTTAGAATAAATTGATACTTGCATTAGTCTCTCTGCCTCCAGTCATCGGGTTTATCTCTTTGGAACCAATCTACAATTTCATCTGCACCATCGAACCCCGTTCTGTAATTGGATGGGTCGGGGTCTCCTAACCCCATCCTATTCAAAAAATCATCGGTGCTTCCCTCCTCAATATCTTGAGAAGCTTGACGACGTGCTTTCTGCAACCAATCTCTAGCAAGAGTATGTGCCTTGGCAAGTTTCTCTGCCCAGATCATGTCTTCTAGGGGAACCTCTTCTTTGTTCGCAATACATCTACAAATGGACTCTAGTCTGAGTCTGTATTGAGTGGAGAGCATGTTAGTTAATTTTGAGTTTGTCTTTTAAATCAAGAACCTTGTTAACCTCGTTCACCGCAGCAGACATCCTAGCACCTAGAATATCCATGATATCTTCGTAGATTACTTCATTATCCACGTAGTCATCGAAGTATGTGTCGATTGCTTCTTTAAGATACCTTTTGCGGTGCCACTCAGGTGAGTATGGTTTATACATGATGAGGGTAATACATGCTAACGATCATAATGCTATTTACTTATAATGTCAACTGAGTGGGTTACCATTCTTATCAACCAATCCCAACTTTTTAATTTGAGATAGGTTAGACCGCTCGCTTTTTTTAATCTTCTTGTATTCCTTGATCAGTCTGTCAACTTCTCTGTTTGAGATCTTGACACTCAGTTCCTGATCATCATCTTTTTCAACGAAACCAAGTCCAGCCTTTTCACTCTGTTCTTTGGCATCAACATAATCATTGATGTCTTCCTGAATTTCATCACGGATCAATTGGTTAATTTGATCCCTGAGTTGTTCATCATTCATTTTCTTCGTTTGGATTCTTTAGCAGGTTTGGGATTAGGATCCCACAACTTTGGATTTGCTCTACCTTCAGATTGATTCATGGTGACAAAATCATCACGGTATTCATCCCAGTAATGATCGAAGATATCTACCTTCTTTCCGGCCATCACAATGTCAAACTTATGAATATCCCCCTCAATGTACTCAACCAGGTATGCCGTATGTGGCAGTGACCTGTCTTGAGCAAGAGAGGGATCGCAATCCTTTTGAATGAACCTAAGTTTACTACTCACTTGACAGTTCCGCTACGACCACCCCACTCAATGTCGGGATATGCTTCAGAAACGATTGCCTTGGTGATGTTGTACTTGGAACTCAGTCTCTTATCTTTTACAAGACAAAGGAGATCTGCTTCATCAGGGTGAAGTGTCTCAAGGATTTGAAGGAAGATGGTCTCTCTACGGGTCTTAGAGAGCGAGTCATTGCCTCCACGGACAAAGTTATAGAAATGACGCTGTTCCTGCCTCAGAGACGTATGCTCGGTGCCTGCAGGGGCGTCATTGGGTTTGTATGGCACCTCGCCATCAGGAAGAGCACTGAACACAGTGTCATCAAAGTTCCAGATGAGCAAGGATACAAGAGCATCATTACGATACTCTTGCAGTAGTTCAACCTTCTTGGCCTTTGCTCTCGATTTTGATACGAGATCAAGGATTTCCGTTTGGAAGGGGTTGGGAGGAAGTTTAGTCTTCGTCTTCGTAGTCGTAGTCTTCGGCATTTTCAAATCGTACTGCAAAAATTTGATCAGGGATTACATTTCCAACTTCATCATACATTTCTGGATGAAGATTGTCGGGGTGATATGGAGTGGTTTTGTAGACATGTTCTTTTGCCAACCATCCAGCACCGAATCCAACAATTAGGAACATTATACTGACTAATGAACTGATAGTCAAGGTTACTGCTAACATCTTCTTACTCCCCTGGGTTATGTTGTTTCCTTGTATCAAAGGAAAATTCAAAGAAGATGTGAAACTCTCGTCTAAAGAGAGAGACCATCTTACCAAAACGAACTTGAAATGTTTTGGGATCCTCCCTTTTTTGTTTGTTTTTATTGCGGAGCATTAACTCCACGCCTTTATTTATTTCAAGTTCCGGACTTTCTCCTCCGACCAGGCTTTCTGTCTCTTTCATAACGTAATGCGTCCTCAAGGAATCCGTGTAAGTAATTTCTAATCTTTCGAGCACGGGGTTTAGGAATGTGACCGTATGCTTCTCGAAGTTGTTTATTACCACCCACTAGATATGCATCAAGTTCTTCGACAGTATCTCTCACTTCCTTAGCGACAGAACTATTGATGAACTTAACCATGTCATCCCGCTTCAACTTTAATGACTTTGCAAAGTCATAAACATTAAGGATAAACCGATCGTGTTCAAACACTTGATCGATAGCTAAGTCAACGGCGGTGTAAAGTTCGTTCATTAGTCAAGATGCTTTTGCTCCCGGAGAAACTTGATAGTATCAGTGCAACCTCCAACCTGTTTTTCATTGTAAGTTACTTGAGGAAACGTAGAACCTTTCCCATATTCATCATAAAAGGCTTCTTTAGTGAAGTCTCTCCCTAGTTTATATACCACATGCTTAAGTTCTGTGAACTGAAGTAGTTGTACAACTTTATCACAATAAGGACATCCATCCTTAGAATAAACAATGAACGTATCTTTCATGATTAAAATTCCTCGTTTCTACGTTGGTCCAGATAGGTAATGATTTCTTGTCTCCACTCCATCAATTCATTGTAACACTCCTCCTCGTGAGCATACTGACGAAGTTCGGGATCGGGTTTAAGGATGCTCTCATAAAAGATGAAGAAAGCATCCTTTCGTTTAATTTCTTTACTCATTCAAGATCAAGTGGTTGAAGTTCTGACTCAGGCAAGATTAATTGTTGCTTTAATTCTTTATCAGGTTCCATCTCAATATGTGGGACGGTGACCGTTTGTGGTTGTAAAGTCTTAATCTTCCTGTATGTATACTCGGGATGCATTTGACACAGGTTAATAGCATCTCTTTCCCATCCACAGTCAGCATACTTGGTTCCGTCTGGTTTGTAAACAGAGAAGTAACCGTCAGCAATATAAGAAATTTTTTGTATCTCACTCATCAGTGAGTCCTCCGTCATTTTGGTCGTAAAGACTTTCTAATTTCTCCCTAGAGAGATCAACGTACATCACCTCTTCGCCAGGAGCAGGTGCTTCTGGATGCTTTGGTTTAGGTGGTTCGTCCATCATCTTATTGATGTCACGAACATTAGACCACATGAGAGCGAATGCTCCTCCCGCAATGAGAGAGAAGCACACGCCCCATATAAAAGCAAGATAGTGATTCACAGTGCGTTACCGCGTGGGAGAACTTCCTCAGGGAAGACAAAGCTCTCATGGGGTTGATCGACTGGTGCCAACCATGCACGAAGGCCTTCGTTCAATAGAATGTTCTTTGTGTAGAACGTTTCAAACTCGGGATCTTCTGCTGCTCGTATCTCTTGAGATATAAAGTCATACGCACGCAGATTAAGTGCCAGACCAATGATGCCAATGCTAGAAGTCCAAAGACCCATGACTGGAACAAATAGCATAAAGAAATGCAACCACCGCTTATTGCTAAACGCAATACCAAAGATCTGAGACCAGAACCTGTTAGCAGTGACCATAGAATAAGTCTCTTCTTCTTGGGTAGAGTCAAAAGCTTTGAAAGTATTTGCCTGTTCACCATCTTGATACAGAGTGTTCTCCACTGTAACACCGTGGATCGCAGAAAGCAACGCACCTCCAAGAATACCTGCCACTCCCATCATATGGAAGGGATTGAGCGTCCAATTATGAAAGCCCTGGAGGAAGAGAAGGAAGCGGAAAATCGCCGCGACACCGAAACTCGGCGCAAAGAACCAAGAGGATTGTCCGAGAGGGTAGATGAGAAATACAGAGACGAATACAGCAATAGGACCAGAAAAAGCAATCGCATTGTAGGGTCTGATTCCGATGAGACGTGCCAGTTCAAACTGGCGAAGCATGAAACCTATGAGAGCAAAGGCTCCGTGGAGCGCCACAAAATTCCAGAGTCCCCCAAGTTGGAGCCAACGTTGAAAGTCCCCCTGAGACTCAGGACCCCAAAGTAGAAGAAGAGAATGACCCA